TTTCAAAATGAGGTAAAATTATTTTTTTGAAATTTCTTACTAGAAACAAACATACCTTACAATGTACTTCAGTCACTAAATTGCGTAAGCGATTTCTAGCTCTTAAATAGCTTTCGTTTCTGTTTAGTGAATACCAATCCCAAGATAAATCGGGACACTCTTTTATGTGTTCCCATGTTGCGATGTTATTATCTTAAGTCAGTTGATACCAATCCCATTCAACCGGGTTTTCTTTAATCTTGTTCCATACATACATTGTTTATATATTATTGATTTCTTCAAAAGTTATAGATAATACATGATTTCTTTCTATTTCATACAAACGCATTCAATATATCATACTTTTTGCTTTCACGTTTTCAAGCGGTATTTTTAGTGAATATAATTAATCGTTTTTTTATTCGTCCACTTAAAAGGATAATAATATTATATGTTTTATAAACAACATAAAAAAGGTTTTTTTAAGTATGGAAATATGTGAAAATAACGCATTATATGTAAATCAACGCAAAGATCTTATTTTAGAACTGATAGAAATAAGTAAAGACAAATTCTATAATATTATAAAACAAGAGTATGAAAAAACAAAAGTAAATAATCAGTATCCTGAATTTATATTAAAAGATTTCCAAACCCAACTAGAAAAAATTGCTTCGTGGGATACAAATCACATTCAAGAAACAGCTTTAGAATTTGGCACCATAAGTCATACTATGAATTCATTTTTATCAAGTATTCATTATTTAAATCAAAAATTGTATCCTGAAGAAATTCAATTGGTAGAAAGTGACAATTTAACTATTCTAGAAAAATTTGTTAAATCAGCTTGTCAAAATATTTTCAGAGAAATTTGGAAGAAACCTTTTATTATCTATGAAATTATTGAACATAAAGGTGTGAATCGTAAAATTGAAATCGATAACATCATACGAAATAGCATTGAAACAACAATTCGGCGACAAAGTAATTTAAACGCAATATTGCACGCTTTTGAGAGTAAAAAAATGAATGATAAAAATGACCCAAAAGAGGAAAAAGAGGAAATAGATGATAAAATCGTAAAACAAATTGGTGGGTCAATTAAACAAGAAGATAAACAAAATGAAATACAAAAAATGGAACAAGAAAATGACCAAGAAGATAAACACAATAAGCAAGATAAGCAAGAAATGCAATTAGAATCTAAAGCAGAAATTAAAAAAGAAGATAACCAAGACAATAAAATAGAACAAGAAATGCATTTAGACAATAAAGAAATAGATATGATAAAAGATGTTGATGTGGATAATGAAAAATCGCCTCGTTTACTATCACCTGTATCTTCTTATCAATCAAGCCCACATTCTTCATCAGCTTCAAGTATAATCGATGATATACAATCTCCATCTCTCAAATCATTATCACGTTCTCCTTCTCAATCTTCTATATCTTCAAATCACTCAAATCACTCAAATCATTCTAGTCATTCAAATGATGATATTTCTGTTGTTAATAGTAGAAATTCAGAGTATCAACCTCAATCATCAAAAGCTTCCGTATCCTCATCTGTTTCATCAAAGCCTTCAATATCATCAAATTCGTCAAGATCATCAAAGTCATCAAAGCCATCAGACTCGTCTGATTCATCAAGTTCACCTAAATCATCTTCTGTAAATTCGTCTTCAGAATCTGATGAATCAATAGAGTCATATAAATATTCACGAAAGAAAGAAAGAAAAGAAGAAAAAAGGAAAAAAAAAGAAGATAAAAATGAAAACAATGGCACAAAAGATAAAAAAGATAAAGGAACACTAAAATTAAAAAATCTACAAAAACTTATAGGTTTTCTTCCTTTAAAAAAGTTGAAACATAAAAAATAGCTTTGCGTAATGTGATATCATAAATAATGTATATAATAATAAAACATACAAATAAAATCATATTATAATGCTTAAATTAAAAGGAAATTTTATGAACAATGAGTTATTATCTGCATTGATATTTGCTCTTGTGGCATCCGTTATCAATCTTATCAACGTACCCAAGTTACAATATATCGATGAAAATGGAGAAACAATGCATATTAATCGAATATGGATGGCTGTCAAGACATTTGTACTGTCTTTTATCGTCTTTTATGCTTTAATTTACTTTTTTGCATCTGATCAAACATCTAGTATTCTTTCAAATATGAAGCAAGGAGATCCAAACTTCTAAAAACGTTTTGACGGATGTACATATTTTTGTCCTAAAAACTGAAAGATTGACAATTCGGTAGGAAACATTGAATTAGATAAGAATTGACCCGTTTTCATATCTTTCAATCCTTTCTCCGATAAAGAATAGCCCTGTTTTAAGGCATTTGCACGCATAGATGTATTGAACTTCGAGCTTCCAGTGAAATAGAGAACGGTAAAAGGATATTCATCATAAGGTGTGACCATAATGTCAATCCGTCTATATGGATAAACATAAGTGTCTGTTTTTTCAAACGGTGATAAGCTCGATACACCTACTAATTTTGTTTTTCCTCGAGAGAAAATGTGTTTGATATACTTTCTTTCATCCATTTTTTCAATGAGAAATGGGATTATTTTACTTATATCGATGTTGTGTTTTGGATCGATAGTGATAAGTATATCAATATCATTACTTGTTTGATTTCCACGACGATAGCTACCCATCATATCGATTATAAAATGCGGATTCACAGATGATACCATGTTTCTTATACACTTTAGATGAATTGTCATTTCTTTACGAGGAATATTACGTTCAATACGTCTATATAACGAATAACCATTTTTTTGCATTCTGTTCAATAAATGAAGATGATTTTCTATATTATTTATGCTTATATTTTGATCTACTAGTTGGTTGGCTTTTTGAACCCCAATACCATGAATTTGTAGTAACTTTTGTACTTCAGACCATTTTTGTACGTTGTCATTATCAACTCTTTTCAAATGTTGCGTTTGTAAAATTTCATCAATTATACTTTGAGTAGAGATTCCAATATGTTTAAGATGGGCTATTTGCTTAGATGATGTGATGGGTTCCATGACATTTTTTATTTGTTTGAGGGCATTTTCAAACGCTTTGATCTTGAAATATGAGTTTTTTTCTTTTTTATTTCTTAAGAGCCAAATTAGTTTTTCTAAATAATCAATTATTTTATAATTCTGTTCCATACCTACTTATAAAAAGGATTATATGCGGTTGGTGTTTATAATTGTAAATAATATATAATAATATTAAAACATAACAATGACTACAGAAAATGATCGTTTAGATCTCGATCTTTTTGACTTAGAAAGCATTGAGTTTAATTCCATTATAGTACTTGTAGGAAAAAGAAGATCTGGAAAATCATATCTATTGAGAAACATTATGTATAATCACCGACATATGCCATTAGGAACTTGTATATCAGCAACGGAATCAGCAAATCCCTTTTATGCAGACTTTATTCCCAAAAAATTCATTCATTTTAGGTATAACCCTGCAATTGTTCAAGGGGCATTAAAACGGCAAGCTATGTTGAAAAAAAAATTAAATAAGAAGCATAATGTTGAGCTGAAAAAAATTGTCGATTCAAGAGCTTTTTTGATTTTGGATGACTGTATTTATGATAAAACGATAAAAAGAGATCAAACCATTAGTGAAATTTTCATGAATGGTCGTCATGTGGATTTAATGTTTATAATAACGATGCAAAGTCCACTTGGAATATCGCCGGATGCGCGCGGTAACGTTGATTATGCCTTTATATTTAAAGAATCTAGTTTAAATAACAGAAAAAAAATATATGATAATTATGCATCATGTATACCGAGCTTTAAATTATTTAACAGAATAATGGATAAATGCACAGAGAATTATGAATGCGTGGTCATAAAATCTATAACATGCACAAACAAATTACAAGATCAAGTATTTTGGTATAAAGCTCCACCGACAGGTAACTTTAGAGTGTGTGATAAAATATTTTGGGAGAAACAAGACGAAGAAGAAGAAGACTCGAGTGATGATGAAGATACAACTAATCATGAAATACAAATGGCAAAAACAAAAGGTGATCATATAAAAATTCGAAAAAGTAAAAAACCACGTTAAAAAGTTTTACTTTTCTTTTTTGTCTTCTTCTTTTGTTTCTTTATCTGCTTCTACTGCTTCTGCTTCTGCTTCTGCTTTTGTTTCTGATTTTACTTCTGTTTCTGGTTTTGTTTCTACTCCTACTTCCGTAACTTTAGGATTGGATGAAATTTCAACGTTTTCATCTTTTTCATCTTTTTCTTCATTTTCATCGTTTTCTGAAATAGTGGGAGGAACAACTTCTTTGTTTTCATGAGTTACACTAAAATTGATTTTATCAATATCATCTCCTAGAACTTCTTTCACAATTTGTTCGTAATTTTCATCACTTTCTTTCAGATTTTTGAGTTTATCATTCGTCAATTTTTCGGCATCAATCTTATTTCGAATAAACTCTTTTCTCTCAAGATAATGAGCATCTTTTTCTGTTTCATTTTCCTTATACTTCTTCATGAGTGTATTGAGTTCAGTCTCTGCAAACTCTTGATCTTGAATATCTTCAGGGTTAGGAGACCAAGATAACCAGCAACCAACGGTACCCACAAAAATATCTGGTGTGTTTGGCATAACTTTCTTCAAGTGCATGGCTCTATTTTTAGCTTCAATCACTGAACTGTAAACGCCTCTTACTTTAACACCTCGTACATTTGTTCTAAAATCATTTTGCTCGGAATATTCTCTGTCTAATCTTTCATTATTGGCTTGTTTGTAAAAGTTATACTGAGTATCTAAGCTTTTTGCATCAAAAAGATAGTCATAACGTTCACGAATACCTTTCACCATTTCACATGAAGGTTCATCTTTTACTTCTTTTAATTTTTCATCAAGCTTATCCAAAAGGGTTGAAATATCTGTACTGAAGTTCTTAAAGAATTGCGAGAAGATAAAAATGTCTTTATTCATAATTTCCTTCTCTGGAGAAAGAAACGAAATACATACGTAATCTTGACCCGTAATACGAGGATCTTCTTCCAAATAATCACGTTCAGCTACCGTTACTCGACCTTTCCTTGTCGTTTGTACCTTTTTTTCGGTAGTGGGTTTTTGCTCTTTCACTTGTGTTCGGGCAGCGGATGCAGGTCTTTGTACTCTTTTTCTGGGTTGAGGTGTCATTTTGTATGATTTATTTTTTTTAGTAAATGTTTGTTGCTTTTAAAAATAAATTCTTCTTTCTTTATATATTTTTCTCGTTGTAGATAATAAAAGACACAAATTTTAATCAAAATATAATGAACGAGTTTAATATCGACCTCAAAGAACTACTTGTAAGAATCATTAAATATATCTTCGAAGGAATCGTCGTTGCCGTTGCGGCTTTTCTCATTCCCGGTAAAAAAATGACTGCTATGGAAATTGTAACAATCGGTATTATTTCCGCTGCAACATTCTCACTACTTGATTTATTCGCCCCTTCCATTGGATCTAGTGTTCGCACTGGTACCGGATTTGCCATTGGAAGCACCATCGGTGGTGGAGTCACTACAGGTGGAATGCCAAAACACTTTAACTAAGTTTTTAAATGTCGTTCAATGAAAGATAAATAACTTTATTTATAAACTCGGGATAAATTCCCAATTGAGTTCTTTACATATTTTTTTCCATATTATATCTTGTTGCATTAGTTTGTCTCTGCTTTTTAATAATTTGACACTAGGTAAATATTCGTCTTTTTCTAATAATTGAAAAAACTTATGTAAAACATAAGAGTACGATAAAAAGTTTTTTCTATACTGTGAATACCGCAGAAAAGGCCCTTGGGCTTGTTTAAACAAGTTTTTTATTTTTTCCTCAAGTTGTGGCTCTAAATTCGGATTTGAATTACCGTTCAATTTAAAAATAATGTGTGGAATATGTTCATAATATTTTGATAAATCCAATTTCTTGAATATTTGTCGTAAAGTCTTTTGATCGAGTGTCGTCATGTTTGTAATACGTTGTTTCTTTAATTCCAATAATATTTTATCATACACTTCATCTGGTATGTCTGTCGTTTCTTTACCTTGAATTTGAGATATCCATTCATTCAAATGATTTCCTCTCTTATAGCAAAAGTAACTTGCTTCTTTAGGCGGATCTTTATAAGAAGGTTTTTCATGATCTAATATAACAAATTCAACAGCATCACAATTTTGACAAACAATTAAACCATCATTTGTCATCAAGGAGACATTCTCAGATTGACAATGAGCACACTTCAATTTAGTGTTGTGATTATTTGACAAATTGGTTAAATTTATCTCTTTTTTAACATTTTCTAAATATTTACTCAAAAGATTTGCCTTTGTTACTTTAGGTTTGTCTTGTTTATCGGACGATGTGTCATTGTTTTGATTGTTATGTTTGTGATTTTCACATGAATTATTTTTTGCTTCTCTCTCTGTCTTTTGAAAATATTGCAAAACACTATGTGTATGTTTAGATTCAATAGGTTCTTCATTAAATAGAGAACCGTTTTCTACTAAATCATAATATTTAAATAGAATATCAGCATTGTCTGTAAAATAGGAATCTTTATCTGCTTTTTCCTTCAATTCTGATAATCTTTCATGACAATCTAACCTCTTATCGATCAATTCCACTTGTTTTTCAATTTCCTTTTCTGTTAAATTTCTTGTTTTCTTTAGATCATCATATTTCGTCACATCTTTCGTTAATTTTTCAATATCTTTTTTTAAAAGGTCGATGCGTTTTTCATGATCCTCCATTTCTTTCATATGCTGCATATGTTGTGTATCTAATGTTTTTTGGTTTTTCAATGGAACATGTTTTTTACTGGGTTTTGTTAATTTTCTAGAATTCATGTATGGATATGTCTCTTAGAAATAACCCCACGATTCTATTTAAGTAATACATTTTGCGAATTTAGTCGATTTTAAACGCAATACGCTTATTATGACTTTGATTAAATGTATTTAAAAAATGAAATAAATGCCTTAATATGTTATTACTCTTTGGGTGTCCAAGTATAGATCATAGCAGATAGCACAAACATAGCAATCCATAAAACAGTTGAAATGCTAACAACATAGCTCCATACGAGACATTGACCAACCATCATGCAATTAATAGTATATACAGATAAGATGATAGGAATGGTCATCAACAAAAGAGACAGCAACCGTTGACCAAAATTATATTTCATTATGTAAGTCTTATCGGACTTTTCGTCATACATAGGATATTCGAAAGGAAGAAGGATTACAATGGCCATCACGATGTAACCCACAAGAGCAATAATAGCTGGAACATATAAATTAAAACCTCCTAAATTTTTAGAAGAATTAGGAAGTTTAATGCTTGACGCTTTTGAGTTTTGCATTTGGATTCTCCTCGATGATAATGTTTATATTAGTGAAAGAAAAAATCTTTTATCATCTTCATTTTTCATTCCAGTAATTTGAAACTACTTATATAATCTGTCATAGCATTGAATTTTTTTACTCCATTTCCTGGAAATCCACAAAAATGAATCAACGTGTTTGGATATAATCGGTTTACATCTGGAAACATGACATAGTTATCTTTATTTATTATTTTATAATCAACAAGATTCCTCGTGTTGAAATAAACATTCATAAACGCCTGTTCATAAAAAAATAGATCCCCCTTTTCTAAACTTACATTAATCATTTGTATTATATTCGTGAAATGTTGTTTCATGTTATTGTTGACCTTAAAAGCAAAACAACCAGCATTGAAAGGATATACTTGATTTTTGGAAAAAAATGCCATGTCTTCTTCTGTATATTTATGCATCGACCAAAACTTTGATAGATGTTCGCTTAAATCATCTTTTTCTTTATAAACGTGTAAAATGTCGATATTCTCATATTCGTTCAATTCTTTAAAATATGTGTTTAGATCTTTCAATGCTAATATATCCGAATCGATAAACATGACGTTATTGTATTGATGTATAGTTTTCAAGTTAAATATGTACATTTTATGCATACTTGCCATCATAGTAAAGTTCGAATCTTGTGTGGCCATTAAAAATACATTTGTATATTCGTGAATGTTTAGATGTTGTATTACTGCATGTATGTCATTCACAAATGAACGATCACAAATGATAAGTATATCAAAATCCGGGCTTTTAGAATAGGATATTATTGATCTTAATAATAATTGTAAACACAATATGTATATGTTCGAGTATCCTACCGTTGTATATACAAGATTTTTACGCGTTCGTTTTACACATTGTGTTTCATGTTGATTTTTTTCGTGAACACAGGGTTGTATTCTAGATGATGTTGCGTTCATATTGTTATCTTTGTTCAAGTTATCTATGGTATATATCATCGACGATTCACTTTTTACCTTTGATCTTTTTTAGGTGTTAAGTATTATTTTAAAACATTATACTTTTTCATATTTTAAGTTTTACAGTACTTCATGATATAAACGTGTAAAATATCGATTGTTTTAAACTTTAATACACACAAGATTTCTCCGCGTTTGTTTCACATTGACAAGTGACATTGTGTTTCATTTCGATTTTTTTAGTGAACACAGGGTTGTGTTATAGATGATGTTGCGTTCATATTGTTATCTTTGTTCTCTTTATTCAAGTCATCTGTGGTATATTATCATCGACGATTCACTTTTTACCTTTGATCATTTTTAAGTGTTAAGTAATTTTGTAAACATTGTTTTTTTTCAGATTTCAAGTTTTGATGATGGACTATTTTTTATTTCCGAGGTCTTATATTTTTTTCTCAGCTTATAATAAAACTAAATTCAAGACAACATCATACAAAAATGGGAGGAGGACTTATGCAATTAGTAGCCTATGGGGCTCAAGACGTCTATTTGACAGGATCCGCTCAGGTGACATTTTGGAAGGTGGTGTACAGACGCCACACCAATTTCTCGATGGAATCAATTGAGCAAGTGTTTAATGGTCAAGCGGATTGGGGTAAGAAAGTTACTTGCCAAATATCTCGTAATGCAGATTTGATCGGTCGCGTTTACCTTCGTGTAGAGATTCCTGATGTGAGAATCAAACAACCCACCAATGATGGTGAACAATATGGCTTCAGATGGTTGGACTCTCTTGGTCACATTATCATGAAATCTGCAGAGATTGACATTGGTGGCCAAAAGATCGATAAAATCTACGGTGAGTGGCTCCATATTTGGAACGAACTCACTCAAACCGCTGGTCATTCCGCTGGTTACGCTGATATGATTGGTAACACTCCCGATCTAAATGAACTACAATACATTCAACATGATGCCTCTGGTGGAACACCGATCACTAACGGTAAACTTGATGGATCTGATAACATGCTCATTAAAGGAAAATCCCTTTACATTCCCTTCCAGTTCTGGTTTTGCCGACACACCGGATTGGCCCTACCACTCATCGCTTTGCAATATCATGAAGTCAAGCTGACGGTCGAATTCCGCGATGTCAAGGACTGCTACTGGGCCGGACACCGAACCGATGCAGACGACGAATGGACCACCGACCTCGATATTCATCGACCAGCATCCATGAATTCCGCCTCTCTGTACGTTAATTATATCTACCTTGATTCCGAGGAAAGAAAACGTTTTGCTCAAATGCCCCATGAATATCTTATTGACCAGCTGCAATATACGGGAGATGAGAGTACTTCACAAGTTTCCAACAAATTCAAGATGAATTTTAACCATCCAGTACGAGAGTTGATTTGGGTCGTGCAGCCCGAGACCCACTTGGACAATGGCAAAACCGGAAAACAATGGTTCAATTTCACTGATGATACCGACGATAGCGTGCCTGAAAACTACAAGGTGGGTAATGATGTGCTCAGTCGCATGATGTCTCAAAGTTTCTTCGGAAAAGGCGAGAATCCCATCAAGATCTGTAAAATCCAGCTGAATGGGCATGATCGCACTGCCGAAAGAGACGGGAGATATTACAATCTGTTGGTCCCCTACGAGGTGCACGAGAATGTGCCTACCCGCGGTATTAATGTTTTCTCTTTTGGTATTAAACCCGAAGATTTCCAACCATCCGGAACTTGCAATTTCTCACGTATCGATAACGCCACCCTCAATATCACTCTAACTGATAAATCCGTGAAATACATGGGAGGCGTGCGAAGTTGTAATGTCAAGATTTTTGCACGTAACGTAAACGTTCTACGGGTGGTCAGTGGAATGGGCGGACTCGCATACGCAACATAATTCTGTAATGATGTTGTATATGTGCTTTGTTTTTTAAACAATTGCATATAAGCAGGTCCAAAAAGTAGTCGGCCATGAGTATTTGGATATCTCATGGAACATCCCGTTGTACTTCCAATAGTGCCGTCCATCCCAGACGGAAAAACGCTAATGTCAACTGCTAGTGAAGACAAGACAATAAAATGTTTTGGCTTTGCGACATCTCCAAATTGCGGGGATCCCCTTAGAGCCAAGTGATACCAAGTCGTATGAGAAATTGTGCGATGGCGAACATGAAATAACGTTCGGTATGGTAAAAAGTCACTGGATTGGGCAATCCGCAGCCATATTCCTAAACCTGTCATGATAAGGGCATGGAATCGTGGTTCAACGACTAGACGGAGGTGCGTTGGAGAGATCTAATCAATCTCGATGAAGACGTAAGGTATAGTCTAACCCTTAGGGAAACTTAAGGTAGCTGAGTGCTTATGCAAATTGATCGACTAAATTTATGTATGTTTCTTTAAATCTGCTTTCTAGTGTTTGAATCAAAATATCTTTTTTTTCTATAGTTTATGAAATATAAGCTACTTATAAAATTAAATGAGGTCGTACAAAACATGTATCATGGGGATGATAAGTGCAAATCGGTGTAAAATATTGCTTTACCAAAAAGTAAAGCAAGATAAAATGTTCAATACTGAAGTTGTGAGATCAATGTCAACCTAAAAGGCAAACTTCTTTAAAAAGTTTGAAAGCTCAAGTATGCTTATCTAATAGGGCTGGCTCAGACCATATATTTTGTGATGCTATTTGACTGCATTATATATAATAAATATTCATTATAACATGAAATGTAACACTCTAAATTGTATAGACTATAACATAGTTTACAATTATTTGACGAGTAAAGTCAACCTAAATTAATCTAAATATTATATAAGTCATTATGCCGCTCTTTTAAACCTTATAAAACCTTATGTTTTATGATATTCTACGATATCCAAATATAAGTGTTTCAAACCCTTCTAAAAAACACACACAAACTTCATTTATATCTCATACCAGAAGATTTATC